TTTATGTAGAAGTCACGATCTGACTTGGATATAAGTTCATATCCATCGAGAGTTCCAACAAGTTTCTCAACGACTTGTTTAACAACATCTGCAACGATGTCATTATTAAGTCTTCTCTCGAGGTCTTCGACCTCGCTTCTGAGATCTGAGATAATGTAACTATTATCAAGGGCAGTTTCCACTTCCTCTGAAATAGTGTTGGATACACGCTCATCAACATAATCTGTGATGGCATCTTCTATACCGTAAGACATAAGCACCTCCTTTTGTTATGGTTAATCTTACCTATAAATCTTATCCCATTTTTTCCCATAAGTAAAGCTCCCAAGTGCATTTTTTTTAAAAAAAATGCACTTTTTTCAAGGTACTCCCACACCAAACTCATTGCTTTTGGCTCTGTATGGGCGTTAAATCGCTCTGTGCGACCCACAAAATGGCACGAGGAAAAAGAATCTTGATTCGCAGAAAAGTTCTACTACTTCAGTAGAACTTGATACAGTACAAGGATAAAATAACAATAAAAATAATAATTTTTATTTTATTCTTGTACTGTAGCAAATCAACCGAATACTTGGAGGTTGATTCTGCGAATCAAGATTCTTTTGGGGTAACTTAAGACAAAAGGAACACAAGTTACAAAAGCAAAGAGGGGGGGAGGGGTAGAATGACGGACACATACACACATACACACATACATATGCAGGGTTGATAAATTCATTCGGATATATTATCGTTTGGTCATGAATCTAGATGCTTTACCCAAAGAGGTGTTACATGAGGTATTTCTGCTTGAGCAACAGAAAAACAAGTTGGACACCCGAGATATAGCTCAAAAAAATTTCTTGGCATATGCCCAACATGTATATGAGGGTTTTATCGTTGGGCGACACCATAAAATCATTGCAGAAAAATTGGAGCTAATCGCACAAGGAAAGCTCAAAAGACTTATTGTAAACATGCCACCCAGACACTCAAAGTCAGAGATGGCTTCTTATCTCATGCCCTCGTGGTTCTTGGGTCGTAATCCAAAGTTAAAGATTATTCAAGCCACGATGAATACAGAACTTGCCGTGAGGTTTGGTCGTAAGGTTAGGGACTTGATTGCCGATCCAGTGTACACGGAAGTTTTTCCAGAGACAGATCTGAAGCAAGACAGTCAAGCCGCGGGTCGGTGGGAGACAAGCGCTGG